ATTCGGGTTCTGGGTCAAGTTTTCCTCGAACGTATTGATGATGGATGGCGAAAGTTCAGCGCACTCGTCCAGAACAACAATGAGCTTACCGCCAGGGCCATGCTTCTGACCTCGAATGGCGCGTGAGGATTCAGCGGCTTTGCTTTGCTCACCTGGAAACAAGCGGATGCCGTACTCGTCCATCACAACGCCGGTATTTAAGTCCATCGACTTGATGCAGTGAGAAGACTCAACCAACTTGCCAGGAGGTGCTCCAGCCATGCCGTTGAAGTAACGAGTGATCTGGCCCCAAATACGTCCCATCGAGTCCTTGATAGTCGTAGTGTTGACGAGAACGACGTTCTTGTATGGATTTGCCAACCACCAAACGAGGCAGTAAACGGCGAACAAGCCAGTCTTGCCGCCAGAACCACCCGATGAGATCGCGAGACGCTTGTTTTCAAATGCAGCCTTTGCCATCTTGATCGCCCAAGGATGCCACATGAACGGAGTCCTACTTCCTGGGTAGTTCCAGATGAGGTTCACTGCGTTGACGAAATGAATCCACGCAGGCTTTCCTTGTGGGTTTTTATCGCCTTTCCAACCGAATAACGAACCCGTTGGACACTTGAGGAAGATCAACTCGACATCCAGTTGATTGCCGAATTGATGATCAAACTTGATGCCGTATGTCTCGATTGGTCCTCGCGTTAGTTGGACGACGCGAGATTTTTGGGGCTTCTGTTTCATATCTGTTGAATGGGTAGTTCAGAACTGATAAGTTTCAAGACTATATGATCTATGAACATCTGCCAAACTTGCTATAAAAACGGGCGATCTCTGTGGCAAGGTTGTTGTCTATGCAGTAAAGATGTTATGACATCCAGCCAATTCCATGCTTGGAACGCAACTCGCAGGGTTCATCACGATATACCCCAACCAAAGATTGAGGTAAAGCAGGTGGTCTTTAGAAGGCCAAGGCCGCTCTTTGGGCAGAGGTTGCAGAAGTGACTTGCGATAAGTCAATTTACGATGTCATATCTGCAAAATTATGAACCATGAAGTTGAGACTATTGAGGATGCGCTGACGATGCTGCAAGCGACTGTATTTGAGCCAGAGTTTGCCGCTCCTTTGATCAGGCGAAATATTGAACACGGGCTTTGTTCAAACTATGAGATTCAGTTCTTCAAGGGGCAAAATGGCGTCTGCATGACAGCGAAAATAACTCCATCCTACAAACCCAAATACTTGGGCAAGCACGAAGGTCTGGAGTGATTAACCAAACTTCTCTACCCACTCAGCTAGAAAACGGCTAAGTGGAATGCCATCTCCATCTACTGTCATGCACTTGCAGCCTTCTGGCTTGCATTCAATCCAAGTACAGCCATCGTGGTTGATCTTTGGCGAGTTGCCATGACGGCACTTAGCGCGTGACTCAAACTGGTTTTTGATGACTTCAAAGTCAGTCATACCATGATGCGGATTCGACTGCGAATCTTTGAGATATGGCGAGTCTTTTTGAGAACAGCGCCACCTTCACGGCTTCCAGCACCATCTGTATTCCCCTCAATACTTTTGATGTTGCCATTTTTGTCAGGAGATGAGAGAGCAATTCCAATGTGGCTGAATGTAAAAATCAAAATATCACCAGCCTGAATGTCGCCTTTATGCGGCTTCTTCGTATGTGTTGATTCGTCTTGTTCACGACTCCAATTCTCGAAGTCCCATGCTCCTGCTGTCCTTGGACGCTTAAATGTCTTGGTTTCCTTAATTCCAGCTAGTACCAGAGCTTCGCGGAAGCACCAACAAACGTAAGCTGCACACCACGGCCAACCAACCTTAGGATTAAGCCAAGTGGACGCCTTGTACTCATCAACGCGAGGTCCGCAATTTGTGCCATTGACCTCTGTGACTCCGACTTCTTTGAGTGCTACTTGAACGAGTGCTTCTGATAGTTTCATACTTTTGGAGAGCTAACAATGATGATACCCCAAACAAGCAGGCAGATGGCGGTTATCGCAAGAATAGAAACCTGCGCGATAGAGAAATCTTGGATCATGGATATTTGTCTTCCTCAATCATACGGGCGTTGTGCTTGTGAAGGAATTTAGCCAGATCGCTGCTGAGTGTATCAACAACTTCCTCTGGCAGAATCCATTCCCACTCATGGAGGAATTCATGGATGAGAATGCGGAGATGATGCTGCCCGCATAAACGCTCGTCAATCTCAATATTACCGTTGCCGTAAGCAAGACCTAAAGCCTTGTGACGGCCCAGCTTTCGCTTTTTAACGGTTATTGAAGTAACCTTCACTGTTTTTGGCGGATGCTATCAACCATTGCTATGGTGGCCCCACGAATATTGTTTTTGATTTGATAGCTTGTTTTATTTGGGTTGCGAGCAAGGGAAGCCTTAATTCGATCTTCAAGTGAAGAATCAGCATTGGTTTCAACCTTCTGACGGTAACAACGAACGCGAGTTGTCATGCGACGTTTAGCGTCCCAAACTGGGAAGTCTTGGGACTCAAATGCTCCAGATGAGACACCGCTTTTCAGCATGTCATGTACTCTTTCGGGAGAACATTGAAGCTCTTCGGCAATATGCTCCTTGGTATCCCAGCCATGTGGAATGCAATACTTTTCAGCATTGATCTTGTCGATAGCCTTTTGCCATTTCATTTGGTTTTGTGGTATGGTTGTTAATCGACAAAGATTGGGAACGTGACCGTTCTTCCGTATCGCTTGTCAAAGATAAAGCCAGTCTGTGATGGTGGCTCGTAAGGTGCCTTGATAGCGATGGAGTAAGCATTGAAGCCAATCAAGCTCCCGTTGCATACCCACTTAGGATTTTGCTGGCTTTGATGCCAATGACCAAAGATGTCTAGGTCTGCTGGAACACCTTTGTTCCACGAGGAAATGGCCTTCTCAACTGGGATGGTCAACCCACCAACTCCACCTTGGTATTGCAAGCCGTCTCCGTGATGAATACGGAGTGTTTTGCCATAGAGGTCCAGAAGCAAATGGTAGCCGTCAGAAACGTGCCAAGAAGCCTTGTCGGCAAGATGCTTCGCCATTGTTTTGTAAAGCATCCATTCGTAGCTGTTGGCAGCGCCTGTAGCATGACGTGGCTTGCGAGTGTTGCGTCCATGATTCCCGTAGCAACATGGAATCACAATTTCTCCAAAGTGCTTGGACAGCAATTCAATCCCACTGGCGATCTGATCTTGAAGCCACAACACTGTCTGAGTTGGAGACAAGGCGTTATTTTCCAACAGTTCCTCGTGGATGTAGCCAGTCATTAAATCGCCACCCAAAATCAGTACAAGGCGATCAATTTTGGCACCATGGCGTTGAATCTTCGCCATACGAACAATCGAGTTCCAGAAGCGGTTGATTCGCTGTTCAGCAATATCAAGATTGAACTCGTTGAGGTTGTTGATGGTTTTTCCTTCAACCGTTTCCTCGACATGCCAATCTGATGCAACGGCTACAAAAGTTGCCTCGGAGTCAAAATCGCTGACCGCATTGATCTTGGAAGCAACAGGCTTCACGCCACCGATTCCAAGTGCGATATTAAGCTGATTGTCCTTTTCTGAAATGACGTTGAGCAGCTTTTTACGCTCACTCTCAAAGTCGGCCACAGTCCTCTTGTGGCGAATCTCCTGGGTTTCATGAACAGCGGTGGACCAGTTTTTCATATCGCGAGGATAGGTGTTGATGGTTTACTTCTTCATTCCTTTGGGAATCTTCCCGTATGGGATGCCAAGGAAGGACAGTGTGTCTTTGCCTTGTGTTTTGACGGCTTTCTTGACTGTTTTGGATGGCTTTGTTGGTTTTTTCATTTGGTATATTTTATGGTTTTACTGAAACTATTAGCGCCCAGACTGATATGGATACCACTGCAAAACTAAATCCTATAAACTCATTAGCGGTTAAATATAAACTCATGGTTGAATATTGCGAGGAGATTTTGCGCTGGTTCTGCCAAACTCAGCAGCGGCAGCGGAAATAGCGCCAGCTTGACCTCCAGTGAGATAACCGACTCCTCCAGCCACAGCGATGCGCTTTACGTTGGATGAGTCTGTAATCGAGCAGGAAGACAGTGTTGAGACGACAAGGATAAGTGAGAGGTATTTCATGGTGCGGCAACTTGAACAAGTAGTGGTGAAATGCCCAAGTGGGCAGGAGAAACTTCTGCTGAAGGAATGCGAACAAGTAGACGAGTTCCAGCATCCGCTAGCATTTTATGAACTGCTTCGGAGCAGAACCATTTGCCATTCTCTCGCGCTGGCTTTTTGGTGACGAATCGAGCAACGCTCCAGTAGTC